TCAAGCCGCAGATGAGCAAATTAAAGGGGTGGAATTAGGCTTAAAAATGGGTGAGGTAATGCAGCCTCCCCAACAACCTAAAGGAGAGTAAATGGATGCATTAAAGTTTTTGTCAAACCAAATTCAAGAAGAACGCAAACGTATGGCGGATGACTTGGCTGATGGTATGGCAAAGGATCACAGTGAATATAAGTACTACTGTGGTGTTGTGCGAGGGCTATTAATAGCTAATAGCTTGATTCTTGAACTTTCAGAAAGGTTGGAAAAAGCCGATGAGTGAAATCCTTATTGGGTCTACAAGCGATCCAAACGAAGCAACGGTATTACCTGAAACGCCCGAACAGAAAGCAAAACAGCTTCCAGATCCGTCTGGTTATCGCATTCTTTGCGGGATTCCTGAAATTAAGGACGAATATGACAATGGTTTGGTAAAAGCCGATTTAACAATGCGGCATGAGGAACTACTAACCACTGTGCTTTTTGTCATGAAGATGGGTCCAGATTGTTACAAAGACGAGTCTCGGTTCCCTTCTGGCCCTTGGTGCAAAGAGGGAGACTTCATTTTAGTTCGCCCGCACGCAGGGACACGGGTAAAGATTCACGGGCGGGAGTTCCGCATTATCAACGATGACGCTGTTGAGGGGGTTGTAGAAGATCCCCGAGGCATTAGTCGCGCATAAGGAGTAAGTCATGGCTGAAGAAAAAGAAGTTCAGGATCAAGAACAGGAAGTTGATCTTGAGTCTCAGGAAAAGGATATTGAGCTTGAGATAGAAGACGATACCCCGGAGCAGGATAGGGGGCGTCAACCATTACCCGAGGAAATGGTCAAAGAGCTTGAGGAAGATGAGCTTGAAGACTATTCCGAAAAGGTAAAAACCCGCCTTAAGCAGATGAAAAAGGTCTGGCATGACGAGCGTAGGGCTAAAGAATCAGCCTTGCGTGAGCAGCAGGAGGCCATTTCGTTAACCCAGAAGCTGATGGATGAGAATAAAAAGCTCAAAGGGCGGCTATCCGAGGGTGAGAAATCTCTGATTTCTACGGCTACAAGTGCCGCTGAATTAGAGATGGAAATGGCTAAACGGGCTTATAAAGAAGCTTATGACTCGGGCGACACGGATAAAATCGTGGAAGCTCAAGAAAAGCTGAATAATGCTGGTTATCGTCTTCAGAGGTTGAAAGGATATAAACCCCCTTTACAACAAGAAGATAATGGTGTACAAAATCAACAAGTGCAGCCTCAAGCACCCCAGTTAGATCAGAAAACTGCTAAATGGCGTAGACAAAATACGTGGTTTGGGCAGGACGAAGAGATGACAGCGGCGGCGTTGGGGTTGCATCAGAAATTAGAAAAACAGTACGGTTCTAACTACATTGGTACTGACGAATACTGGAGTACGGTCGATAAGACCATGAAAAGACGATTCCCTGATTATTTTGGGGAAGACGACGAAGCGGTAGAGGCCAAACCTCAACGCACAGAAAAGCCGGCAACGGTTGTAGCACCAGCGTCTCGCAGCACCGCCCCCAAAAAAGTGGTGTTAAAACAGTCGCAGATAGCGCTTGCTAAAAAACTTGGACTCACTCCTGAGCAATATGCGAAGGAATACGCGAAAACGATGGGAGCTTAATCATGGCTGAGAACAGAATTGCACGTGAACTTGAATCAAGAGCTAAGACCGAAAGGCCAAAGCAGTGGCAACCCGCTTCATCTTTGCCGCCCCCGAACAAAGAACCAGGATATGCGTATCGCTGGATCAGAGTTTCGACGCTGGGGCAAGCTGACGCACGAAATGTTTCTGCTAAGTTTCGTGAAGGTTGGGAACCGGTAAGGATTGAGGAACAGCCACAGTTTAAATTTTTGGTTGATCCAAGCAGTCGATTCAAAGACAACATTGAGGTTCAGGGGTTATTACTCTGCAAAACTCCAGAAGAGTTTGTTGAACAGCGTAGTTAGTACTTTCAGCGCAAGAACAATGCTCAAATGGAGTCTGTGGATAATAACTATATGCGAGAGAACGATCCAAGGATGCCTCTCTTTAAAGAAAGGCGCACCACAACATCGTTCGGTCGTGGTCAATAATTTCTTAATGAGGTAATTTAAGATGGCAACTACTGCTACCCCCTACGGGCTAAAGCCCGTTAAAAGGGTTGATGGTATGCCCTATGCCGGTGCGACGGAAACTTTTCTGATCGACCCTGCTGGGGAAGCTACCAACCTGTTTTATGGTCAAGTCGTAATCATTGGATCAGATGGCTACCTTGCTCTGTCTACCGCTACTGGTGCTGACGTTACTACCAATAACCTTGGTGGTAATGGCGTTGGCGCTATTGGGGTGTTTGTTGGATGTAACTATACAAATGCTCAAGGACAGCGTATTTGGTCACAATACTACCCCTCTGGGCAGACTGGTACTCCAGAAGCCCTCGTAGTTACTGATCCTAATGTCATATTCCAAGCTCAGCTTGATGGTTCTGGCGCTCAGACTGTTCTGGGTACTAACACCTTCTTTGCTGCCGCTCAGTCCACCAGCACGGGTTCTACCACGACTGGAAACTCGACAAGTGCCTTGGATGCGACTGTTCAGACTACTGCCGCCGCATTTCGCATTGTTGGTTTCGCTTCTACACCGGGCGACGCTTACACTGACGTATTTGTGAAGTTCAACCCAAGTGCGCATTCGTACTTGAATAACGTCGGCCTGTAAGGAGATAACAAATGGCTATTTCACGCGCACAACTACTTAAGGAACTCCTTCCTGGGCTGAATGCTTTATTTGGTCTTGAGTATGCTCGCTATGGCGAGGAGCATAAGGAGATTTTTGAAACCGAAACTTCTGAGCGTTCATTTGAAGAGGAAACCAAGCTTTCTGGATTTGGTACCGCTCCTGTCAAAAACGAGGGTTCTTCCATCGCTTATGACAACGCACAGGAAGCTTTCACGGCTCGCTATACACACGAGACGATTGCTCTTGGATTCTCTATCACTGAAGAAGCAGTTGAGGACAACCTCTATGACTCGCTCTCCAGCCGATACACCAAGGCTCTTGCCCGTGCTATGGCATATACCAAGCAGACTAAAGCTGCCGCTATCCTGAATAATGGTTTTAATACCAGCTATACAGGCGGTGATGGCGTTTCTCTGTTCTCTGGTAATACTGGCGCAGGCCGCAATGGTCACCCACTCGTTAACGGTGGAACAAACGCCAATGAGCCTTCAACGGCTGCTGACTTGAACGAAACATCTCTTGAAGATGCAGTAATTCAAATCGCTGCTTGGACCGACGAGCGTGGTCTTCTGATTGCGGCTAAACCCCGTAAGCTGATTATCCCCAGTGCCCTCCAGTTCACAGCTACCCGTCTCCTTGAGACTGAGCTTCGTGTTGGTACGGCGGATAACGACATCAACGCTATCAAGTCCAATGGTGTGGTACCCGAGGGTTACACCGTCAACAACTTCTTGACGGATACCGACGCATGGTTCCTCACTACGGATGTACCTAACGGCCTGAAGCACTTCGTTCGTTCCTCCATGCAGAACAGCATGGACGGAGACTTTGATACCGGCAACGTCCGATACAAAGCCCGCGAGCGTTACAGCTTTGGCTGGTCTGATCCCCTGGGGATCTTCGGTTCACCCGGAGCAGCCTAAGATTGGGGGCCTTGTGCCCCCTTTCTTTTTGGTGTATTTTTCAGTTATCGACTAGGATTTTTACTCGTACCGACTGACCTAGCAGACTTTGTAGAGACGGTATGAGGATGTGCTACAACACGAAAGGAGCCTAAAATGGCCTCAACGACCTTTTCCGGTCCAGTTACTTCCACTAACGGTTTTGTTGGCAACATAACAGGCGACGTAACAGGTTCTGTTACCGGTGCTGTTTATAGCAACTACACAATCACCCCAGGTCAAACAGGTTTAGCTGCCGCATTAGGTGCCGTCGGTAATGCTTTGAATACCTCCGGTAAAGTAATTGGTAGAACTCTTGTTGATCTTGATGATGGGTTAATTTACGTTGCTACAGGAACTGCTGCTGCCGATCCTTGGAAAGCTTCTGACGGTACTACGTCCATTACTCCTGCTTAATAGGAGGCTTTTATGAGCTTCGCAAGTGATATTTTAGCGACCAGTCTGGCGGATAC